AGTTCAAGACATAAAAAGTTATTAGGAAAATAATGATTATTTATGACTGGTTTTTTATATTAAAAAATTATAAAATAAAAGGAGTAGTACATATTGGTGCCAATAAGTGTGAAGAATTAGATTTTTATAAATCATTAAATATTGATAACATAATATGGATAGATGCGAATACAAGCAATACTAATAATATATTAGAATATTTAGTAGCAGACTTAGACGATAAAGAATATTGTTTGAATATATCAAATGATAACGAATCATCTTCAATATTAAATTATACTAAAAATCAAAAGTATAGTCCAAAAATATATATTACTGAAAAAAAAATAATATTATCAAAAACGATAGATACAATATATAACATTCATAATATTGATTACAAATCTTATAATATGTGGTTTATATCTATACAAGGTGCCGAATTATTGGCATTAAAAGGTGGTATTAAAAATATCAATAATATAGATATTATTTGTATAAAAATATATACGCAAAAAATTTATGAAAATTGTCCCCTAATTGTTGATATAGATAACTTTTTACATCAATATAATTTTACAAGAATTATTACAGAAATAACAGAGAATTCTTGGGGTTTTGGTCTTTTTATAAAAAAAAATATTTGTTAATAGTATAAAAGAGTAAGATAAAATGCCCAGAGGTGGCAATTGTAATTGTGATAAAGGTATGAATGGTGGTCAAGGAGATAAATTATTATTAGATTCCGGTTTAGATTCCAGTAGTGGTAGTGGTGTATTAGGTGGGAAAAGAAAAGCTAATAAACCGCGTAAATTATCAGAATATAATAAATTTATGAAAAAAGAAATACCTCTTGTTAAAAAAAACAATCCCAAATTATCTCACATGGAAGCTTTTAAAAAAGCTGCAGGCAATTGGAAGAATAGATAAAATTATTATTATTTTTTCATTTAATAGAATGAGTTATAAATTAACAGAACCTATTAAGGATGGATTTACAATATATTCAATTTCAAATTGCAAATATTGTAAGTTATCAATAAATAATATAAAATTTAAAAAAAAGATAATTAAATGTGATAATTTTATAAAAACTTTAAGAGAGAGAGATGAGTTTTATAAAAAAATAGAAAAATATACAAAGATGCAATATATATATTTTCCTATGATTTTTTGTAATGGTAATTTTTTAGGGGGATATAAGGAATTATGTGATTATCAGGGCAAATCTCCTAAGGTGTCGTAATCGCTAGGGTCATAGTGTGTTTCAAAATCTTTGAAATTATTATTAATATTATCGCAATAATCATCATCATAATAAGATATATATTTGATTACTTGAATAGAAGTAACACGCCTATTATATTTCTTTGTTTTTTTAACATCAAAGATATCATACGGGACCTTACAAGACTTATCAACAGACAGCATTTTTGAAGTGCGATGAATTGATAAGATACTTCTTATAAAACTTTTCGGGACTTACAAAGTTATTTGCTTGCTTTAATTAAGCTGTAAGATCACACATTATCATCAATTTTTTATTAATTTATAACATATTTATTCTACCAAATGTTGATTCGCCATTATAATGTATGTATAAAAAGCCGTCATTTTCCTTGTATTCTTCATATAATGAAATCATAGTTTTAGATAGTGGTGGTAATAAATTATTTATAAATATAAATATAGCATTATCCGGCTTGATATTAATACGCTGTCTTATAATAGCTACAAATTGCGATAATGTCATATCTACGGGAACAAGAAATTTATTTTTTCCAATGTCAGTCAATAAACATCCTGGTGATTTAAAGACCATAACGGGGACTCTTTCGGGATATTTTAGCCTTACTCTATCAGTTTCATTCTTTCTTTTTATGAATTCACTTTTTAACATACAGCGATTACTATTTATTATTTACATAATTAAAAAAAGAGTACATAATCTTTAAAAAAATCTCAAAAAATAAAAAAATATAAAAATAAAAGTTTTTAAAGATTATGTACTCTTTTTTCTATACTTAAAATAAATAATAAAAAGATAATGTATAACCCGCTACTAAGGTAATATATATTATCAGCGATTCCACCTTGCGGTTTCTTGACAGATTGCCTTCTGAATAATATACACTATTAGTCCTTTTTGCTAACTATATAGTTATTATTATAAATCATAATACCGATTTATATTTTATCTATATAGCAATATGTTATACATTATCTTTACTTTATACTGAAAATAAACAGAGATAATTAAATCAATTTTTAATAATATTAGAACATATATATATAAAAGATACGGGTAGATTAAAATAAAAATTGATAGGCTAGCTAGGCTTACTATATATACTAACAATCTAATTGATAGAATGTCTGCTTACGCTTACTCCGACAAATACGATAAGTTGACCGGTGCCTTGTTAAAATTCCTCAAGATGCATATTAAGAATGGAGACAAGTTCATTGATTACTTGATTTTAAAAGAAATTATGACAAAAACCTATGCTGAAGCCAACCTTGCGGAAGCTAAGGAGGTTGTGAATGATTACGGAGTATTTAAAATAATGAAAAAATATATGGATTACTATGGCTTTATTGATTATAAAGTTTGCGAAGAGGAAGATGATAATTATATTAATCTATATTCACACTTCATTATAGAATATATTGATAAATATCACTGTGATAAAATCAAAAAAATTGAAAATAGATTTGGAGACGATGATTGCTATAAAAGCAACGATAGCGAAGAAGAAAATAACTGCGATTAGATAATATTTATTTATGGTATCTTATGTATAAATAAAAAAAAGAGTACATAATCTTATAAAATTCTCAAAAATATTAAAAATGTAAAAATAAAAGTTTTTATAAGATTATGTACTCTTTTTTTTATTTTAATAAATATTATATATAAAAAGAATATTAATATATTTTATTATATGATAAATGAGTAATTATAAATTGTACAATATATTAGAAGTTAATAAAGATGCTACTGCTGATGAATTAAAGGCTTCATATAGAAAACTTGCGTTTAAATATCATCCGGATAAAAATAAGGGAGATGCTGATGCTGAAATAAAATTTAAAGAAATATCAAATGCTTATAATATTCTAAGTGATGAAAATGAAAGAAGAAAATATGATATGTGCGGTGATGATAATTATAATAATAGTGGTAATGGTAATCATAATGCGCATAATGCACATGATATATTCGAAGCAATATTTAGAAATCATGGAAGAGGTAATCATGAAGATGATATTTTTGGAAGTTTTGGCGGTTTTAATGGATTTGGAAGAGGTGGAATGGGAGGTGGGAATCGAAATACAAAGGCAGGAACTATTGAAAAAACATTTACACTTACATTAGACGATGTATATAATGGTGTTAAAAAAGATTTAACAATAACTGTTAAAAAATATTGCCATGATTGTATAGTAAAATGTCCGGAATGCGATGGGCGTGGGATAATTCATAGAATGCAGAATATGGGAATAATGCAAACAATATTTCAAACTAACTGTAATAAATGCAACGGCGATGGCACTATCAAAAAAGGAAAAACTGAATGTAAGATATGTAATGGAAAAGGAGTATATAATAATGAGAAAAAGGCTACTCTTATCATTCCTAAAGGAGTTGATGAAAATTATAAGACAGCCTTTCAAGAAATGGGCGAACAGCCAAAAAACGAAAATATGAAAGCAGGAGACCTTGTTATAGGAATCAATATAGAAAAGCATAAATATTTTGAGAGAAGTGGAAATGATTTACATTACAAAGTCAAAATTTCGTTTATTGATTCTGTAATTGGTATTAATATAACCATACCATATTTTGACAATAGCTTTGAAATAAATACGACTAAATTTGGGGTATTGTCTAATGGTAAAAAATATTTAATAGAAGGTAAAGGATTACCTATACAAAATAGTAAAAATTACGGAGACTTATATATAGAATTTATTATAAATTATCCAAAAATTAAGAAAGAAGAAAAACTAAAAGAATTAAAAGAATTAATGACAGAAATTTTTATATAGAGTTTTTATTTTTTTGATTATCAATAGCATATAATATATTATATATTGGTGATAAATTAGTTGAATTATCATAACCATATTTTTTAATAAATTTAGATAGTTCACGTGAATATTTATCTTTTAATATTACATTATTATCTGGTGTTGTAATTATGTATAAATATTCAGGTGATGTTAAAACCATTTTATTGATATGATAAGTATTATCGTACATAATTAAATCAACATCTAATTTATTTAAATTAAAAATAGAAAATGCTTTGGAATGTATATCGTTAATATTTTTACTTTTGTATAGAAGATGCTCTATGTTGCTTCTTTCACCAAAAACAACATCTGTAGTTTGATTAATAAAATCATATTTAATACATATACAAAAATTTTTCTGTATATTATTTGAGAAACTTTTATCAATAATAAATATATTATACTTATATGGTTCATCCATTTTCAAGTTTATTTTGATATTATCTTCAATATCAATACATCTTCTATTTTTATCAGAATTTTTATATATTATATCTCTATATAATATATATAATATTATAATAATTAAAAATACAAAAATTATATTGAGAAAGTGTTGATAATAAGGCAAATTAATAGTTTTTTCTTTAATTAATGTTAAACTATAAAAAATATATTCTGCTAATAATTCAAAATTAAATATAAAATTATTAAATTGTTTAAATGCTAAATCAGCATAAATATTATTATTCATTTATAATCTACTTTTATAATGATATTTTATCTTTATTTTTATTTGCAAATAATATATTGTATATTAAACTTGTGCTATGATTAATATTATAAGAATATATTTTAGTAAAATCTACTAATAAATTTGCTGTATGTGTTTTAACAAGATTACCTGTTTCATCAACACAAAAATATTTATATTCGTTTATATTATTCAAAGCTTTAACATTAACACCGTCTATATAAACTGGCTTCATTGTATTTAAATCAAAATAATAGAATTTAGATAGATCATCTCCATATTTATCTTTAGTTAATAAATAAGTTTTGTATACATCTGAATTTTTCATTTTTTTCAATTGATATCTTAGACCGTATATATTATCTTTATCATTTTCATCATTAATTTTTTTTTCCAAATCAATTATTTTTGTTTCCAACTCATTTATTTTTTTTTGAATCATATTATTTTTTTCAATTATAGAGTTGAATATATTGTTATCAATACCATTATCTTTGCCATAATAAAAAGTTGTAAGTTTGCTTTTAAAATCATATTTAATCTTTAATATATAATTATCTAATTTAGAATCTATTTTGTTAATATTCACAATAATTATAGAATAAATATAAGGCATTCTTATAACACTATTATCTTCAATGATTTTTAAGATTGATTTACAATTTGATATTTTCAAAGAGTTTTTATAAACATTATCCCAATAAATTATAATTGTTATAATAGATGATATAAATATAAAAATTAAATTAAATAATATATTATAATAATTTATATCAGCATTATATACATCAATTAATTGATATTGTATAGCATAATAATTATAAACCATTTTATTATAAATGTTTTGATGAAATATTAAATAATAAATAACAGTTATGATAAACACGGATGTTAAAATATAGGTGATTATATCAGAATTCTGTATATTATTATTATTCGTTCCATATATAAACAAAAAATAAAATATTAGAAACGTGAGAATTGTAAAAAACGCATAAAATGTATATGTTATATAACTATCTTCACTATCTTCATCACTAGATATATTTTTGAAATAATCTAACATTATCTTTATCTATTCTTATATTATATTTAATACTATATATTTCTTGCTATATTATTCTCTCGATCTAATATATATACTTTACCTTCAAGTAATTTATTTTTGGCATATAATACAGATATTTCGGCGTCGTTCATATCGGGTGTTATTATTCCAATGTCTTTGTATAATTTTACAGCATTACTATGTTCAATATGTTTATAAACATTTACATTATAATATTTTTTTTCTCTAAAAAAATTTGATATTCTATTATCGGAATAATAGTCATCGTCAATATTCTCTCTTTTTATATTTGTATGAAAATAAGCTTTATCTCTCTCAGTATCATTATTTACAAATTTTTCTTTCATATCTTTAGAATTTTTTTTTTCGTCATAACTCAAAAAATCAGTAAAACTTTCATTAACACTTTCTTGATATTTTTCTAAATAATAATATAAAACATCAATGAATTCGTTAAAATATTTATTGAAAGTTTTTAAAAATTTTTCTTTACCTTCAAAATATTTATATATACCAAGATTGCCTCTATCAAAATTCACAAATTTAAATGTCATTAGCCAAATTATAAACATAAAAATAAAAGCAATGGTAATTAAGAAAAATATTATAAAGTAAATAATCATTAAAGGTAAAATCGTTATCGCAGTATATAAATATGCTAAATATCCAAATGGAGTTGATTTATATGTAAATGTGTATAATACAAATTTTCTAAACGGGCTATTTTTAACTATTATATCTATAAAAAAAAATATTAATTTAGATATAAATAATAGCAATAATATTATCCATATATAAATTATAATTTTAAAAAAATTTAATTTAGGGCGTTCACTCATAATTATATAGTATTATTCCTTAACTTAATAAAAAGCAATAATAAAAATATACTATGTATTTTCTATTATGTAATTGTGTATTTTAATAATATTAATGTATTTTTGATTGTTATATTCAGCAATTTTTTCGTATTCTTCCTTGACATCTTTTTTAATTTTTGTAAAATTTATATTTTTATTACTCTTATATTTTTCATTAATTTCTTCAAATATTTTGTCAATTATATCATTATTTGTATTATCATATTTATTATTTTTATATAATGTTATTATATCAGATTCTAACTTTGTAATATCAGTAAGCAAAGATATATCAGAATATATATCTTGACATATATTATCTTCAAAAATATTATTGATATTGTCAATAAATGACATAAAAGCGAATATTTAAACAATTTTAAAATATTTATAAAAATAATCAATTTTAAATGATATTGGAACATTTTATATATAAAAATTGATTTATTATGAAAAATTTTCATATAAAACAATATACATATATTCTTGATAATGGCAAAGAAAAACTGTATCAACTGTCCTAAAATGTTTTATACTGGGAATGAAAAATCACCTCTAAGGTTTGGATTATCAGCAGAGGGATATGATATAAATTCGGCAATGGAAGGATATGATAATAAATTATGGGCTGTTGAAATTAAAAATAATAAAAAAGTATGGGTAAAATGTGATAATATTCTTAAAATTTCAAAAGAAGACCCGATATTATCAGATGAAACTGAAAAACCAAATATTATAGAAGAAAATAAAGATAAAAATCGCACGAATGATTATACTATTTATATAAAATATAAGCTTGAAAATGTAGATAAAAATACTGATAATAAAGAACTTACAAAAAAGCAGAAATTTGATTCCATAAGATTAGAATGGCAACAATTAAAAAAGGATAAGAATAAGTTAAAAAAAGAATTAGAAGAGGTGAAAAAATGGTATGAAAAATGGATTGAAGAAAACAAAGGTAATATATCAAAGAAAAAAAGAGTAATAAAAATTGATAATAATATTTAAATAATAAACATATAGATAATTGTATAAATGAATATAATCAATTTAAATAAGAATAATAATATTATTCTTATCGATTGTAGTTATTATATTTTTCATAGATATTTTGCTACATATAGATGGTTTAGTTTTCAAAAAATTAAAGTGGATATTGAAGATATTGTAGATAATAATATATTTATCACAGCATTTTATAAACATATTAACAATGATATTAAAAAAATATGTAAAAATTGGAAAACTACTGTAGATAATATTGTATTATGTAATGATTGTATGAGAAGTGAGATATGGAGAAACGATTTGTATGATAAATATAAATCAACAAGAACACAAAAAAATAATTTTAATAAAAAAATATTTAATATATTTGCCGAGTATATTAAAACACTAAATATTAAATCTGTATCTTCTGAACGTTTAGAAGGGGATGATATCGTATATATAGCTCATAAAATTATTAAACCATATGTTAATAAAAATATTATAATTATTACTAATGATAATGATTTTCTACAATTAGTAGATAATAATGTAAATATATATAATATGCAATTTAAAGAATTGAAAAAGCGAGGTTTTAATAACCCTAATATTGATTTACAGTTCAAAGCTATATATGGAGATAGGAGTGATAATATTCCAAAAATTTCTAGTAATATTACAAAAGAAAAAGCTATATATGTTGCTAATTTAAGTGAAAAAGATAGGTTAAAATATTTAGAAGATAATAATATATTAGATAAATATTATTTTAATTTATCACTTGTATCTTTTGATAAAATTCCTAACGAATATATAGATATATTTAACAATAGTATTAAAATAAATTTATACGAATAAATATGTTCTATTAGTTTTAAAAATTGATTTATATTTATGTATTTTTTATTATAAGCAACAATGAAGATGAACATTGATAACGATATTCCTACAGGCTCTACACCTGAGCAAGAAATCGCCAGGCTAGCCAAATGTAACTGTTGCTTTTCGCACAAGTTCAACAAACCTCTTATGTTGACAGCTTGGGTCGAATTACCTCCCGACCACAACGCAAATAATCCAGATAAGAGCATATCTAATAGAGATGCGAATGGTGTAAGGAAGTGTTTGTGTTCGTGTAGGCACACATCCCGCTTTATCTGCCGCAAATATTGCGTTGCCTAATTTACAAAAAAAATAAAAAATATATGATGATTATTATGTATATCATCATATATTTTTTATTTCATCAATTATATAAAGGTTTTTATATATTATAATAAAATGGAATTAAAAGATATAAATTTACTTATTACAGGCGGGTGCGGATTCATAGGTTCAAATTTTAGTAATTTTTTTTATAATAAAGTAAATAAATTGGTGATAATAGATAAGCTCAATTATTCTGGTAATTTAAATAATATAATTGATATTATAAATTGTAATAATGTATATTTTATTAAAGAAGATATAAATGAATGTGATTTATCTTCTATTTACGAAATATATAATATCAATTATATAATACATTTAGCAGGAGAAACACATGTTGACAATTCATTCATTAAAATAGATGATTTTATTAATAATAATATTTTAGCAACAAATAAAATTTTAGAAAGTTTAAAAACACAAAAAATTCCAATGATTTATTTTTCAACAGATGAAGTGTATGGCGATACATTAGATTATAATAAATTTACAGAAGAATCTTTATTTAATCCAACTAATCCATATGCAGCAACAAAAGCATCGGCGGAATTATTAATTAATTCATATATTAAATCATTTAATATTAATGTTATAATTGTAAGATGTAATAATGTATATGGTAAATATCAAAATATTGAAAAAGTAATACCTAATTTTATATATAATGCTATTAATAATGAACCTTTAAATTTACATGGAGATGGAAATAATATAAGAGATTTTTTATATATTGATGATTTAATTGATGCTATATTATTATTAATATCTAATGGAAAATATTCAGAAATATATAATATAGGGGTTGATAATCCATTAACAATTAAGGAATTAGCGAATATTATTATAAGAAAAACAAATAGTAATTCGTTAATAAAATATGTTGAAAATAGACCTTATAACGATAAAAGATATTATATTAATTGTGATAAAATTACTGAATTAGGATGGAAACCTAAAAATGCGTCAGCTTCTTCTTTTATTAAAAATTTAGATGTATTAATATCATCATAATAAATATGGAAAATATAAACATTATAAATACGTGTGATATAAATGAAGATGAATTAAAAAAATGTATAATATTGATTAATAATAACTTTAAATCAAATAGAATTTCTGAATATTACAAATTAATATTATATAAAAAAAATAATAAAATTATTGGATTTATAGGAATTAACGATAACTATTTAAATCAATTGTGTGTAGATATTAATTATAGAAATAAAGGTATTGCTACGTTATTATTATCGGTAGCGCGACAACATTTAAAAGGAACAATTTATTTGTTTGTAGATAAAAATGGTAATGAAGATAAATTAATAAAATTTTATATAAAAAATGGATATTCTATAGAATATGAAAATAATGAGGAATATAAGTTAAAAATTGATTAATTATATTATTTTTATTTAATAATACAATAAATTATTATAAAATGGATTATGTCAATGTATATATTGACGGTTCTTGTATTAATAATGGCAAGGATAACGCAATCGCGGGATATGGTGTTTATTTTGGTGAGAATGATCAACGAAATGAATATGGGCGTGTTATTGGAAAGCAAAGTAATAATACAGGTGAACTGAATGCGATTATAAGGGCTATTGAAATATTGAAAGATGAAAATAAAGTTATTAATATTTATACTGATTCAGAATATGTAATGAAATGTGCTGGTGGTTATAGTAAAAAATTAGAAAAAAATAATTGGAAAACTTCAACCGATAAAGTACCTCCTAATGTTGAATTATTAAAAAAATTATATAATTTAATAATTAATAAAAAAAATATTAAAATTTTTCATATAAAAGCACATACAAATTTACAAGATGAGCATTCTATAGGAAATTATAATGCTGATAAATTGGCAAATTTAGCAATAGGTATTGAAAATAAAAAAGATTATAATGAAAAAAAAACATATATTAATGTATCTTATGAATATAAGGATGAAGTTAAAAAACTAGGTGCCAAATGGGACTTAAACGAAAAAAAATGGTATTATGATGAAAATGTAAGCGATGATAATAAGCGTGCTATAAATATTATCGAATTATCATCAATTAATAATAAAGAATTAGTTCCAATAATTGAAGAAGACGACGTAAAAATATATATTAGTATTCCATATAAAAATAAAGATGCCGCAAAAAAACTTGGTGCAAGATGGGAGCCAGAAAAAAAATCGTGGTATTATTATTCAAATAATAAAAATGCTAAAGCATTGAAAGCATTGGAATTATAATATATAATTATAAAATATGGAAATATTTATTGCTATTTTATTGTTCTATTATTTTTTTAATATAATTAATATTAATTAATGGTAAAACTGGGCTACATTCCCATAATTGTGTTTTTAGAAATGTTTGAATAGTATAATTTATAGGATACATATGAAATAACCCCATATAAATATCGTTCATATAATTTTTATATTTATTATTTAATAAATGAGAACTTTCTCTAGGTAATACAATTAATAATTGTATATAATATGGAACAAAATCAGTATTTATATTAATAATTGGTTCTTCATATGCTATCGAATGATTAGTTAAATCTTTAATAGTTGGCGGATAATTATACGGATAATACCATTCGTTATCTACATTAATACCTTTATAATATTGATAAACCCAATAAATGCCGATAATATAATTATTACATGCATTAAACATAACTGTGGAATCAATAGTAATATTGTTGCTAAATATAGATTTATAATATTCTTTATGCCAATTACCAGGATTATTATATATGTAATAACATAAATTATCCTTATTTTTTAAGCCATAACTATCACTTGGAAGTTTTGATATACCAATTTTTTTATTAATATATTTTTCACAAATATTATGAATATCATTATCCTCGGTAGTAGCCAAATATTTAAATATATTTTTCAAAGTATCATAATTTATAACACCATTTTTAACAAGTAATCCATATTCATTAATAGATTTTTTTGCTGAATATATAATTTTATCTATGCCGTCGGCTTTTAAATCTATTGTCAATAAATGAGGTAGAAAATCGTTTCCTAAAATAGATATAATTGTACAATAAGTTTCTATTATATCATTATCATCTTCACATGAATATTTGTCATTCAAATCCCATTTAATTTTTACCTCGTTTAAAATAGCTTTTTTTAAATTATCTATATTCAAATAGTTCTTTATTAATTCACCCGTTTCACGTTCAATAGATTCTCTCATTAAATATATATTATTTTTGCGCGAAATCAATGATAATATAATTAAATCCGCATCTAATCCATTTATTATAATATTATTATAATCTTCTTCAAGTTTTAACAATTTAAATATTTTATGTTCACCTTCACCATTTTCATCACTTCCACTATATATAATATTAATATTATATGTAGAATATCTAATTTTTTTATTAATAAATGTATTTAAATTGTTCATAAATTTTGTTCCAGGGGTAATAGCATTTGTATCCCAGTATGTTTTTTTTATATTATCCACATCTATTTTGTTTTTATAAATTGTTAAATATCTTCTTTTTCTTTGCTGAAACATTTTAGCTACCGGAGCTACACCATCAGCACATATAATATATTTTGAAGCTTGATAATCTTTAATATATAATTCAACCTTTTCCCATACCCCTTCAATAATTTTAGTTTCTATATCTTCTGTGTCAGTATATATATGTTGTTGTGCTACATTGTGTATAATTCCATTAAAATCTATACAAAATATATCTGTTTTGTGAGGTTTGTTATTACAAATTATATTATTATATTTTTGTGATAATTTGTAAAAATAATAAGGAATTCCCATTAATTATTATTATAAATATTTTTTTATATAAATATCATTTTTTATTTTTCTTTCTATCATATAGAGAATTAAGATGTATAAAAACAACAATGCGCAAATAAGTATGGAAGCCTTATTTTTAGGTTCTGAACAATCAAAATATGCGGGTATTGCTTTATTTATAACTATATTTATTTTATGTTTAGCAATATTATTTTCATCAAGTAAAATATCTATAGAGCAAAGATTTGCTTTCGTATTATTTATATTATTAGTTTCATTACCATCAATTCTTATGTCATTATTTGAATTAACTTGTATTGTTACCGGTGGAAACAGTACAACACGATGGTGGTGTTGGGTATTTGCATGGGTTATAACATTCTTTATAATTGTTTATTGTTTAATGATTATAGTATCTTTAATAATGTCAATGGCTGATTATGATATGGCTAATGAACGCGTTAATACAACTGAAGAAAATAAAAAAATAGATAATGAAACAGCTAATAAATATGCAGCTAATGTTATGATGCAAAATGAAAAAGATTTAAATAATATGAGAAATTCACAACAGCGTCAACAACCACAACCACAACCACAACCGCAACCACAACCACAACCACAACCACAACCACAACCACAACCACAACCACAACCACAACCACAACCGCAACCACAACCGCAACCACAACCGCAACAAATGCAACATCAACAAATGCTACAACAACAAATGCAACATCAACAAATGCAACAACAACAAATGAGACCACAACCGCGACCACAACCAGAATTACCACAAATTATGAGAAAAGAAGGTAGTGAAATGGGAGAAGGAGGTTTAAATGGATATGATTCGAGTGATAATTATTCGTTATTTCAATAAATTTAATTTATTTTTATAAATATATTTAAGAAATCACTAACTATATTATTATAATGTTATAAGATGAAAAATAGAGATGATGATAATAAGAAATCAAATTATTTTCGCCCACAAACATGTAGAAATTGTGGATTAAATGGTCATTTGTATAAAGATTGTCTCCATCCTATAATGAGTTTTGGTATAATTTGTTATAAAATAGTTAATAATAATGTGAAATATATAATGATACAGAGAAAAGATAGTTTATCTTTTATGGAATTTGTAAGAGGAAAATATAATATAGAAGATCATGAATATTTAAAACAATTATTTGAATATATGACTGATAATGAAAAACTTATGATATTAAATAATAGTTTTGATAATATATGGAATTATACCTGGAGTCAAAATACACACAATAATTTTAAACAAACAAAAGAATATTTAGAATCTAAAATTAAATTTGATAATATTAAAAATACAAGTTATTTTAAAAATATAATAGCATTGAAAAATTATAAAAATAATTATACGGAACAAGAATGGGGATTTCCAAAGGGTAGAAAAAAAATTAAGGAAACGGATATAGATTGTGCGATTAGAGAATTTTGCGAAGAAACACAATTATACAAAGATGATATTCAAATTAATAACAATATTATACCATTTCAAGAAATATTTTTTGGTACAAACAATATTTTATATAAACATGTTTATTATATAGCAAAAATAGTTAAAGATGATGCAAAAATATTAATTGACAATAATTGTATGGAACAAATTAGAGAGGTAAGAGCTTTAAAATGGTTTTCATATAATGAAGTTTTGGATCATATTAAAAATCATAATATAGAAAGAATTAAAATATTTAAAAAAGCACATAATATTATTACTTCAACATTATAATATATCTTTTTTAAATAGAATAAACTATAAAGGGTCAAAAATGGATAAAAAAGAATGTCCTGATGGAAAAGAAATTAATCCCAAAACAGGTAGATGTGTTAAAATTTGTGAAAAAGATAAAATAAGAGACCCTGAAACAGGTAAATGTGTTAAAAATAAAATAAATGTTATCAATGATAATAATTCTAATAATAAAACTAAAAAAGAATGTCCGGATGGTAAAGAAATTAATCCCAAAACAGGTAGATGTGTTAAAATTTGTGAAAAAGATAAAATAAGAGACCCTGAAACAGGTAAATGCGTTAAAGATAGAAGAATAACTAATAATCCTAATGTTTCAAATAATAAACCTAAAAAAATATGTCCTGAAGGAAAAATATTAAATCCAAAAACAGGCAGGTGTATTAAAATTAAAAATAAACAAATTAAAAAAGATAGCAATAAATCAAAAGATAGCATTAAATCAAAAGATAGCAATAAATCAAAAGATAGCAATAAATCAAAAGATAGCAATAAATCAAAAGATAGCAAAAAATCAAAAGATAGCAAATTTGATTTATATTATCCTGATTTAAATGATGATAAATTTCAAGAAAAATTATCTATTAATAAAAATTTTTCAATACATAAAATACCAAAAATACCAACTATAAATAATGTTAAGGATTTCAATGATGTAGCTAATAGAATGTGTGGTAATTTTGAAACAGCATTATATCAACATTTTGTAAGTCAATATATATCGTATAAAACACCATACAAAAGTATTTTGTTATATCACGGCGTGGGTGTTGGTAAAACCTGTTCTGCAATAACTATGTCAGAATCTTTATTAATATCACATAACAACAGCGAACCTGTTGTATGGGTAATAATGCCTCAATCATTAAAACAGAGTTTTAAATCGCAAATTTTTGATATAGATACTCATACATTTGAAAATATCACAAATCAATGTACAGGAGATATTTATTTAAAATTACTTAATATATATAAATCATCATTTAATAATAAAAAATTATTAAATACAGAAATTAAGAAATATCTAAAGAATAGATATAGAATTTTTACTTATGATGGATTTGCTAAATTTGTAAATGAAAATTATAATGATAAAATAGTTCAAGACAAAATAATAATAATAGACGAGGCACATAATATAAGAAGTACTAATAAAAAAGATAAAGATTCTTTTTTAGCATTATCTAATATTCTTAAAAATGGTATTAATAATCGCCTTGTATTACTTTCTGCTACTCCTATGTATAATGAACCAAGAGATATTTTAGATTTATTTAAATTAATGCTATTAAATGATGGTCGTGAAGATGTATTGAATAAAAATCAAAAAATATTTAATACTAATAAGTTGGTTGTTGATGATAATTTAATAAAATTTGTTAAAAAATTATCTTCGACATATATATCATATTTGAGAGGTAAGAATCCTTTTACATTTGCTTTAAAATTAAATCCTAAAAATAGTGATATAAATGTATTAAAAAAAATACCATTGAAAGATCCTTCAAATAAACCTGTTCCAGAAAAAGAAAAAGATTGGTTAAATAATATTGATAATGGTGTTGTTACATCTAAGATGAGCATATCTCAAAAAAATATTATAGAAAAATTAGGTATTAATAAACAAATAAAAGATGATGTTGTTGAAGACGGAGAAAATATAGACGAAACTTCTAATGAAGAAGATAAACAAAATAAAAATATGAATTTATTACAACCCATGAATATAGTTTATGATGTAGAAACAGGTTCAAAAGGTTTTTTTTCATTTTTCACAAAAGCACGTGATGCGGATCCTTTATATCTAAAATATAATAAAAAATATGAAAATGCATTATTGCCGGATAAAAATAATTTAGGAAAATATTCTGGAAAATTTTTAAAAATATGTGATATTATCAAAAAATCAAAAGGTATTGTTGTAATATATTCGCGATTTGTATATTCTGGAATATTACCATTTGCTATTTGTTTGGAACATATGGGTTTTTCAAGAGATGGAACAAATAATATTATTAATAATCCAAAAATAATAGATGATAAACCTATATATGAAAATATTAAATCACCAAAATATTGTATATTAACAAGTGATAATAAGGAAATAATGGGATCAACAAATATAGATGTATTAATAAATAAAATTAATAGACCAGAAAATTTAAATGGCGAATTAATAAAGGTTATTTTAATAACTCCTGTCGCAAGCGAAGGTTTAAGTTTTTATAATGCTAGAGAAATACATTTAATAGAACCTTGGTATCATTTCAATAGACCAGAACAAATTATTGGAAGAGGCATCCGTAATTGTAGGCATCAAAATTTACCTCTTGAAGAAAGAAATACAACCGTATATATACACGCAACAGAGGATGATGACGAAAATCGTGAAACTGTTGATATTAATGCGTTACGCATATCAACGCGCAAATATATAGATAGTATGAAAGTTGATAAAATAATTAGAGATAATGCTCTAGACTGTATATTAATGAAAAATATTAATTATTTCCCTAAATCTATGTTTAAGATGGGAAAAATTAAATTATTAACTTCACAAAACAAGGAATATTTATATGATTTTGGAGACGATGAAGTATATAATCCTAAATGTAAAGAAATAGATAATTTAATAAATAGTGATATAAATAAAGATAATAAAGGTTATAATAGCGAATCCTATAAACATTTGTTAAAAAGAGCTCAAAATTCTTTAAGAAATATAGTAGAAAATAATATTAAATCAAATAATTATTATATTGAATATAGTGATTTAGTGAATGATATGAATATAGAAGAGGAATTAATAGTATATACTTTAAATAAATCAATATATCCATTTGAAATTATAAATAATTATTATATTATTATGCATAAAAATGGTATTAAAATTATTGCTAATAAAAAATATAAATATAATAAATTAAATATAATAATTCAAAATGAAGATATTAATAATATTAAAAATACAAAAAGTCAAGATAATATTAACGCAGATATAGATAATATAATTAAAAAAATAAATATAGATTTAAATAATAAAAATTCAACAACAATATCATTATATAATTCTTTAAATAATGAAGATTTTAATGAGCTAATTAAATACATATTAAAAACCGAAAATAGTAATCAAGAAATATCATATATTTCAGAATGTTTATATAATCAAGGAGTTTTAATAAAAGGTAAGGAAATACCTTCTTTTAATAAAAATGATAATTTATATATAGGATATGTAAATATATATGATTTGAATAATAAGGAAAATTCTTTTGATAAATTAGATATTAATTTGCATATCAAAGGTACTAATAATTTTAATATGGATATTTCTAAAAAAGAACGTGAAGAATTTGCCAAATATCGCAAAAAAATACAAACTATACCAGAAGATATGACACAAGAAGATAAACCATGGGGTATAATTGAACCTACAAAATCAAAAAGTATAGTAATAAATAAATTTAAAATTTTTTCAACAGATCCTATTGTTGGAAAGGGTAAAAAAACAGGTAGAGTATGTGATACATATAATAAGGAAACAGAGCATATGAAATTTTATAATCAAATAAATAATACAAATATTGATAAAAATAATTTTAAAAATAAAAAGGTATTTTGTAGTTATATTTGTAATAAATTAATGGATATAAATAAATTAATATTATTGCCACTTTATAAACCCAAATAATCTATATCATTGTTTGTATTACTTCCTTGCTTTTTTCCTTGTTATATGTTATAATATTATTGTTATAATTGATTGATTTATCAAATAAAAACGATATAAATAATGCGATTGACTTATTCCATCTATTATTTACAATTCCAGACATAATCTCTGAACTTTTTGTCATACCAAATACTTTGTTAAATTCAACACTTGTAATAAAGGCAATTAATTTTTTTTTAACACTATCTCTAAAATCTTCAAAAGTTGATGTTTCTTTCAAAATTAAATCTAATGGTTTAATTATATTACTAGCTTTATTTCTGTCTTTCTTATCGGGTATCTTATCGGGTATCTTATCAGGTATCTTATCAGGTATCTTATCAGGTATCTTATCTAAGATTTCATTAGACTTATTAACAAATTTAATAGGTATTACAATTGGAACATTATTTACTTTTTTATTTACGATAGATTTATTATCAGTTTCAATAAATGTTTGAGTATATTTTTTATATAGCTCGTTATTATCTATTTTCCATATTAAATCTTCATTATTTGCCGATGGCAATTTATTATATAAATCTTTAATCATTATATTATAAATATAAAAATAAATCTTATATATCAATTTTTAAGACATCAAATAGTCTTCACATTGTAAATTATTTTCATATATATTGTTAATGCTATTTAATTTATTAAATTTTTTTTTTAATAAGTAAAATTTCATACTTGAAGAAAATTTTTGTTTAGGTGTTGCTATACCAGTATTATCTATAATACTTTTAGAATTATCCTTCTTTTCTATTGTATTATTAATTATTGTATCATTTAATAAGTTTTTCATTACTTCGTCATATTTATATATTTCATTCTGTGATTTAATACAAAAAAGAATATAATTATTTATTTTAATCAAATTTTCTTTTGATATCCAATTTAAATTTAAAAAAACTCCATTATTATTTTTTGTATAATTAATATCACATTCTTTAATAATTTTAAATAATTCAATTAATTCATTTGATGTTAATCTTGTAACATTAGCCTTAATACCTTTACATAATTCTATTTTATTCATTTTTTAAGTTAATATATATACATATATTTTATATATAAAATATTAAAATTCTTCATTAAATAATTCATCTTCGTCATATTCCAAATCATCCATATCTTCGTCTTCAACTTCTCCATCTTCATCTTCTTCCTCATCTTCTTCATCATCTTCTTCTTCATCTTCAACTTCAGCATCATTATCATCATTAATAATATTTATTTTGCCTTTAAAATCATCATCTTCATCATCATCTTCTTCATCATTTATTAATTCTTCTTCATCGTCAATAATATCTATACCGTCTTCTAAATCATCATCATTGTCTTCAATATCAGAATTATCATCATCTATTTTTTCTTCAACTTGAATGATATTATCTTTATCTTTAATTATTTTTCCTATAATAGAAATCATTTTATCGTATAATGTAAATTTTTTACCACAAACTTTAACATTAACAGTATCACCGATATTTATAGTATCAATATTTACCTCAGATTGTATCCCAGAAGTAATACGTGGTATTATTACTTCTAAAATAGACATATCTTCATAGGTGCCGATTCCTCTTAATCCTAAATTGTTTTTAGCTTTAATTATACATTTAATAATTGAATCTTGTGTTGGATTGCAAATTTCAGCAATACAGCTTAAATCATATGCGATATTACCATTTAAATGAGATTCTTTAAAATAGCCCATAGATCTTTTTATAATTTTGATACTATCTTTTTTGATATATCCATGTTTACTACATATATTTTCTAAATTCTCTTTAAGTTTTGTAACAATAACATTATCAAAATTTTTATTGAATTCTTTTGGTGTCAATATTACGGTTGTATTAAACTTGATAGGCATAAACATTTTTGACATTATTGATATAATATTAATCTAATCTATATGAATATATCATTTTTTTATTTATATAATTAAAAAATTGATATATAAATCTATAATATCTTTATTTATTAGATAACTAATATGGAAATTCCAAAAGATCATTCTATATTTTCAATAATAGATAAACATTATTCGCTAATAGAAGAAGACTGTTATTCTGTTATTAAATTCATTAATAATTCAAAATGGAATATTACTCATTATGAAAATTTTATTAATGTAATGAAGGCCGAAGGATATGAAGAAGATATAGAGAAGCAATCATTAGAAGTATATTTAGATGATACATTATTGAAAATATCAAGCTTATCGGAAATAATTAAATATTGTCATAATAGTAAATATAAATCTAAACATTTTCAATGGCATAAAAACAAAATAATTTCCAAAGATAATATCAATGATTTATTAGATTCTTCTATTAACTTCTATTCTATTAAGAATAATATAATACAAGATACTAATGTTCCAGTAAATTGGAATGATGTAAGAAAATTTTTTAAGGTAGTAAAACGAGTATCTTATATTGATAAAATAAATAATATTACATATTTCGTGAAAATAATAAAAGGTCATGATATTGAGTATGACGAAGCAAACGAAGAATTAATGTTTTATAATTTAAAAAATTCAAACATATTATCAAGTGGGCAAAAATATGAATTTTATGTTGATATAACGAAAAGTAATAAAGAATATATATTACCAGCAATTATAAAAATGGAACAATCATTATATTTATCATATAATATAATTTCAAAAATTCAGCAAAAAGAAATTATTAGCAAGTATTATGAATTAGTTAAAAATGATATTGAAATAAAATATAAAAATATTAACAATATTGATAAACCACCGTTATTGACACCAAAACCTGTTACATTAGAAAAAGAGAATTTATTAAAACCTGACGGATATGGTATTGTTAGCATATTATCAGAATATACTGTAACAGAGAAAGCCGATGGTGAAAGATTATTGATGTTTATAGACGATAAAAATAATGTGTATTTAATTAATAATACATATAATGTTATTGATACAGGTATTATAACAACAAATGAATTAAAAAACACATTGATAGACGGTGAATATATTAGTTGTAATAATAGAACAGATAATTCGTCAAAAGGATTATTTGCTGCTTTTGATATATATTATTATGGTGGTGAAAAAATAACTAGTCTTCCATTGATTGACAATGACAATAAAATAGATACGAGATATAAATTTTTATTAAAAACTTCTAAATTAATGAAATATAATGATACTTCAATAGAATATATTGTTAAAGAGCATTTATATAGTAAAGATATATTAAAGGATTGTGATACTATATTGTCTGGTGATAAATATTATCCGTATGATATTGATGGACTCATATTTACCCCTGCTAAGTTAGCATTATACTCTTATTATTCTAACAAAGTTATGAAACTTACAGAAAATGTAAAATGGGATAGAGTTTTTAAATGGAAACCCCCTGAGCAAAATACAATAGATTTTTTAGCAAAATATTTACGTAATATTACTATCGACGGTGTAAGATATAAAGAATTTACATTATACGTTGGTTATAATGCTTCTCAATGGGAGTCATACACAATAGACGAAGCATTAAAACTATCATATAATAAAGAATATAGAAATTCTGTAAAAGATAAAAATAGTAAATATATATTAAAATTATTTCAACCAACAATATATTATGAAAAAGGGATTGAAAGGATGCTTGTTAAAATTGATGTTAATGGAGTTGTAAATTGTGAAAATGGTGAAATAATAGACGGGGACAGTATTGTAGAATGTAGATATATATTAGACAATACTATACCCGCGCATATGAGATGGAAACCAATGAGACCAAGAGAAGACAAGACGCGTATATACAAAATGGGGGAACTTTCAAAAACAGCGAATGATATGAGTGTTGCCATTAATATTTGGAGGTCTATACATAATCAAATTACAGAAAGTGCTATTCGTGGAAATAATATCATTGACAATAAGGATATTGATAGTAGTGAAGGTGAAAGATTATTGGAAACAGACGATGTATATTATTCGCGCAACATACCAAGAGAAGCTATGCTTTCATTTAATATGCTACAATTTCATAATTTGGGAATAAAACAAATGTTATATGAAAAGACACAAAAAAAAGGTTCTCTTGTAGAATTGGCTTGTGGTGAAGGTGGAGATATGCCAAGATGGATTGATAATGGATATAAATTTATTTTAGGAATAGATTTAGTTAAAAAAAATATTTATGGACCTCGAACAGGTGCGTATAGTAGATTATTAAATAACAGAGCAATTTATTTTAGAAAAAAGAGAGAAGATAATTTAATGAATAAAATTAGCTTTCCTGATATGGTATTTATAGCAGGAGATTGTGGAAAAAATATATTAAATGGTGATTGTTCTCTATCAATTGACGATAAAGAAAGTTATAATGTATTACAATATGTATTGAATAAAAAAAGAAATAATATGCAAAAACATTATAATAATATTATTGGAAAAGGTTCTAATGGTTTTGATGTTTGTTCGTGCATGTTTAGTATTCATTATTTCTTTAAAAGTGAAGAAACATTAAATATTTATTTAAATAATGTTAGTTCGTTGCTAAAAACAGGTGGGGAATTCTTTTGTACATTTATGGACGGGAAAAGAATTGAAGATGAAATAAAAAATAACGACGGTGATAAAATAGAAGGCTTAAAAAATAATAAAATACCAATATGGGCAATTATTCGTAAATATAACAAAGATATTGATGATAAATTCAATAAAAAAATAGACGTATTTATTGAATCAACAAGTCGTTTAATTCCGGAATATTTAGTATCTTACGAGTTACTTGTTGAAAAATGTAAGGAATTTAACTTAGAATTAGTTGAAAGCGAATTATTTTCTGAATATTTTGAGAAAATTAAGAATGAAGGTTCTGGAGAAGATAAAACGATTGGTAATAAAAAGGTAAATATTCATAAAATTGTTAATGAATTAGATAAAGATGATGTACAGAAAAAATTCAGTTTCTTTAATCGATGGTGCATTTTTAAGAAGGTTTAATAATAATATGTAGATTATTTATTATTTGGTTCGTATATAAGAATATATTTATTTTTTTTAATATAATTAAGATGATATTATTTTACAGTAGTTATTGCAATCATTGTAAAATGTTAATTGATAATATAAATAGATATGATAAAGAAAAAAAAATAAAACTCGTCTGTATTGATGATTTAATATGTGAAAATATAGAAATAGAAAGAAAAATAGAATCCGTCCCTGCTTTTATGATATTGCCAAGTAAAGAAATATTATATGGAAAAGCGGTTTTTGATCATCTATTATTACCGGGTCGTGGAATATTAACTAATAATCAAAATACAAGATTAGATAAACCTGAAAAAAATGAAAGCAATAATTCAACGGCTATAAATATACCACCTGAAAATATTAATAAAAGTGATAACAATGAACCATTAGCATTTGTTTTAAATGGTTTTAATTTTTCAGATAATTTTTCATCAATTGATGATAATAAAGAAGAATGTAAAGATAAATGCTATAATTGGGATTACATATCTAATGACAAAACAATAAGTGAAGATATAGAAAATATAAAAATTAATAATGATGATAATATTAGTAAAAAGATTCCTTCATTAGAAGAACTTAAAAAAATGCGAGATAATTTGAAATTTGATTAATAAATCCATATAAGGAATATTAACAATATTTTATTATATAGAAAATAATGTCAAATCAATATGTTTTTAATCAATATTATATAGATTTTATTAAAAGATTAAAACAAGCATCAAAAAAAATTAAAGACGAAGAGAATGATAAAACAGTGAAAATTGAAGGCGCTGATAATAAAAAGTATGAATTAGCTAAAAAAATAACAAAGGCTATTAAATCTAATTATGTCACATTAGATAAATCATCTGATGAATATATTTCATATGTAAATCAATTTCCAGAAGAGTTTTGGAAATCATATGAAGATATTGAAAAAGATAAAAGTAAAGAATGGTTTGAAATGGATAATGTAAGTAATGTTGAGTTATATCAAAACATTACTATAGATGAAATTCGTAAATTATTAAGTGATGATTATTTATGTTATCATTTCATAACAGTATTTTATTTGTTTAAAAATGAATTGAATGATGAACAAGTTAAAAAATATGTGTCAATCTTACAAGAATCTTATAATGAAGAAACATACGAAGAAGTTGAAAATGTTAAACATAAAGAAATTTTAAAAAAATTAAATGAATTTAAAAAGGATAATATCAAAGATAAAAGTGGAATCAATATGAATGGTATGGAAGATACTATGTTAGGTAAATTAGCAAAAGAAATCTTAGAAGATGTTGATGTCGACAAATTGCAAAAATCTATAGGGGAAAATGGTGATATTCTAAAAGCTATTGGTGACCCCGATAGTGGTTTTGGAGATCTTATTTCAAACGTAAGTAGAAAAATGGCATCTAAAATATCAAGCGGAGAACTTAAGCAAGAAAATTTATTACAAGATGCTATGAAGTTTGCTTCATCTATGCCTGGATTATTTGGTAATCAAGGCGGAGCGGCAGGAGGAGCTTCTGGTACTAATGGTACAAGTGCGCCAGATATGGCTAATATGATGAATATGATGAGTAGTATGATGAATAATAAAGAAGGAATGGATATGTTCAAAAATATGATGGGTGGAATGAATAAAAATAAGAAAACACATGGTGCAAAAACATCTTTTAATAAAAATGCTTATAAAAAGGCAATGGCAATTAATAAATTAAAATCTAAAATTTCTAAAAAAAGAGAGGAAAACCAAAATGTTTCCAATGAATAAAAATAATATAAATATTTAGAATAAGAAACTAAAATGTTTTGGTTAGACAATATAAATAAATTAAGTATGAATAATCTAATACCTGACATAAATATGACTATAGAGGAAAAAATAAATGCTATAGTGAGAGCCGTATTGTTTGTCGGTATAATATGTACATTAATATTTAATGATTCGCGATATATACTTTTCATCATAATAATAATGGTGTTATCTATATTAATTATCAATTATCAATATGATAAAAATAAAAAAATAGAGAAATATTTAAATTTAAATTATTATGATATTGTAAATAATAAAAAATGTGTTAAACCTACAAAAAATAATCCTTTTATGAATCCTGATATTACAAATATTAATAATGAAAAATATGAATCTTGTTCTATAAATGATGTAAATACAAATGAAAATATTAATAATTTATTCTATAGTTCTGTTTTTAGAGATAGTACGGATATATATGATAAATCTTCATTGGATAGACAGTTTTATACTGTTCCTTCAACATCAATACCTAATGATAGAGAAACATTAGGCGAATGGTTATATAATAGAGGTCCTTCTTGTAAAGAAGGTTCAGGAGAAAAATGTTATAATAATTTATATAATAATATTAAAAACTCTTCGCATATTTAATTTTTTTTATATAAATAAATAATATTTATAATATATAAAAATATGAAAGATAAAATCAGCATAAAGTTGACTTCATTTACAAATGAAGATGATAGTATTGAAAATGAAATAGAATACAATAAATATACTAAAAATGATGATGAGGAAAATTTGCTTACATATAAAAATACATTGAAAAGTGATAATAAAAATCATTATTTATCGATGAAAGAAACTTTTAATAAGCTTTCTAAAAAAAAAGATAATGTAAAAGAAATTATCGGTTATTCTAAGAATAAAAAAGATTGGAAAATTATAGAATATAATAATAATGTACTTAATAAAAGATACAATAAGGTTTATAATAAATTGCAATTAGATGTTAATTATGATATGATAAAAAATTGTGAAAATAAATATTTGATTGATAAATAATTTTATTTTTATATATTATTTAAGAATAGATAGATATATAATGAATAAAACATTTGATAGTTCAACTAATATATGTACTGATGATTGTTGGAAAACCGCAAAAGAATTGCATAATAAAAAAATAGAAGGTTATAATATATATCCAAATAATCCTGTTAATTGTGAAAGTCCATTTGTTAGAATGAATGATATGTATTTAAATCATCCCAATTTGAGGGGTCGTCCTGGATACGGGTTATCAGATGATTGTTTGATTGATAATTATTCATCTTTGAGAAATGATCCATCATCTTTAACACACGATAAATGTAAAATACAATTATTTAATAGAATATTTACTTCGGGTCCAAATTTAAGATGTGGGAAAACAAATATAGCAAATGAATTAGAATTAATTGAAGGAGCTGATACAAATAATATTAAATGTAGAAAACAAATAATGGAGGAAGAAATGAATAACTTTATGCCATTGCTTGATTGTGTTAAAGATGTTCAAAATCCGGATAATATTGTTCCAATATGGGTAAATGGTGGAGAGGATACAAGATCATATATTAATCGTGCTGAATTTAATAAAAATTGTAATTGGCAAGGTAGAAATAAAAATTTTTCTGTATAATAAAAAAAATATCTTATTATAGAAGATATGAGTTTTAATAGAACAACATACGATAATTGTTCATATAAACAAGAATTACAGGGAAATGTGAATACTTTGCAATATTTACTATCACCATATAGATATGAACATGTAAATAAATGTAGACATCAATTAGGATTTATCGGGGGAACGGCTGTTTCTCACATTAAAGGAAACCTTGTGGATTTAGACAGCGAATTAAGAGGGCAAACAAGAATTATATCAAAATGTAATACAAACCAATATGTGCCAACAAACGATGGCATTATTAAAAATGATAAAACTGAACCAATTGACACTACAATGCTTCATTTACCAGCATGTCAATCAATTATGTATCGTGAAGTTCCGATGCCTGAAAAAATAAATTATGACAATTGCAAAGTATAAAATTAGCACATTTTCCCAATATAATTAAAAATGAAATAATAAATTAAATATATTGGTCCCAGCATAAATGATATAAATGAAAAAAGTGCTTTAATAATAATATTATTATTAAATCCGTTCCAATTACAATTAAAAGAAAGATAAGCGGAAGCACAAGAAATACAAAAAGCTATAACATATATAAAAAACACATAGATTTTATCTATAACTTTCCAATTATACATATATTCGGGATTATATCCATTAATCATTAAATATATTTTTTCTAATGGTTTATTTTCAAAATTAAATCCATTTTCATAATTGTTATATTTTTCAACAATATTCTCATTATTTTCATTAATTATTCTATTAATTAATAACATTAACATTATCTATTTATTTCATATATAAAATAATATATTATTTTATTAGATATGGATAAATATATAGATACCCGATTAAACTATGATAGTTGTAGTTACAAAGAAAAATTAAGAAGAGCTGTAGGTCCTGGATTATATCAATTAGAAGCGCCTTATAATGATTGTGCCGATTGTTCTCAAGATATTCCTGCTGATCCTTCACTAAGATATCAAAATTATGGTCAAAATACTTGTTCTATGAAAAAAGCAGTTGATGATTCTAGTGAATTATTGGGATTAAATTATAAGAATACTAAGTGTAATGATCTAGAATATGGGCCTGGAAAATATGAAAAAACTGGATGTTTTATTAGAGGAAATACAGACGCAAGAGCATGTACTGCCCCACGTGAAGATACAAGATTATCAAATCCTCCATGTACATTAAAAGAAACCGGTATTAATAGATGGGAGTGGTTATGTTTTGACCCCCAAGAGAGAGCAATAGAAGGTTTTGATAGAGTGCCTGTAAATTATAGAATGGTTGCCAAGGATAATCACGTTCCTTGCTTAGAAGAACCGATTGATCAATCTATGTTTCAACCCAATAATAATATAAATATGAATCAATTAAATACATGGAAACAATGTAATAAAAATAATAAATTATATACACCAGGTTATCCGTATGGTTCTATGTATACCGGTGTTTCTTGTAAATAATTTGTATATATTATTGTATTTTTTATCCTTTAATGATTAGAGACCAATAATGGAATTATCAAATAATACTCCATCAATGAATAATATTTATGATTCTACATATTTTAATACTGTTAAAAATGACGAACAGGAAAGAAGCAATAAAATGTATAGTATGGGAAAAAATCCATATAGTACAGGAATAATTAATTTACCTGCTTATTCTGATGTTTTTAGAAATAAAAATTTTGATATTCAAAATAATGGCGGTGATAATGAATATATTAATTCTTTATCGGGTAATAAAATTGATAAGAATTCTTTTATACATAATAATATGACTCCTTTTTTAAGAAAAAATGTAACTCAAAATACTAATTTAGAAAATATGTCTCCTATTCTTGATAATAAAACTGGTAATAATCAATATTGGCAAAATAAAAAAGAAGTACCATGTATGTTTAAACCAGAAATAAATACAGGTGGAAACATATGTGGAATGAAAAATAATGATGATTTTTATAAATCACGTATAGATATTAATTATAAAGCAAATAATTTTTTTCCAATAGAAAAAATTAATGTTGGACCAGGTATAAATAAAGGTTATGATTTTAAAGGTACGGGTGGATTTCATCAACTAGAAACAAATAATTATGCTAAACCACGTACATTAGACGAATTAAGAAGTAAAATTAATCAAAAAGAGACATATTTTCAAATACCTGTAAAAGGGCCTTTAAAAGGAACTGACCAAAGAGGAATACAAATGCCTTTAAATAAAAATAAGCCCGAAACTGTTTATGAACAAACTGAAGACATGTGGCTAAAAACAACAGGTTCTATTAATAAGGAAACATTGCGTGCATCACAAAATATTCGTCCTACAACAAGGCAAAATACACATATTGATTATAAAGGCCAAGTTTCATTTCCTGATAAAAATAATGGTTTAAAAGATGATTATGGAAAAAGTAAAATAATAATGTATAATAATGAGCGTGCGACAACTGAAAATAAAACAGTTGTTTCAAATGTTTCTAGTATAGTTAAAGCAATCGCAGCCCCTATATTAGATGCACTTAAATTTTCAATGAAAGAATATACAGTGGAATCTGAACGTGGTGTAGGTAATCCAAGTATTCAAATACCCGAAAAAGCTACATTATATGACCCTGTAAATCATATTATGAAAACAACAGTTAAGGAAACGACAGTTCATGATAGTGAAATGATAAATTTAACAGGTAACAAAGAAACCTATTCAACTATAACAGACCAAGCAAAAACAACTGTTAAAGAAACAACAATACACGACAGTGAAATGACAAATTTAACTGGAAATAAAGAGACATATTCGACTATAACAGATCAAGCAAAAACTACTATAAAAGAAACAACAATACACGATGGAGTTATTAATAATTTAAAAGGCAAGGAAGGAGGTTATATAAAAACAGATGATGATGCCAAAAAAACTATTAGAGAAACAGTAAAAAATATAGATACAGTTAGAAATATTGGAGGTGTATCATATAAAGTAACCGTATATGACCCAGACATAGTTGCAAAAACAACCATTAAAGAGACTACTTTAGTTCCCAAATCTCAATATGGATATTTGGGGGGTATTTTAGAAGGATTATTTGGTGGATACATAAATAAAGAAATTGACCTTAAAAATACAAATAAGCAATTTTTATCTAATACAAATGAATACGGTATAGCAGGAGCAATTAATGAACACAGGCAAACTGATAGAACAGCAGAAGAAAATGCTGAAATAGATGATACGCGTGAGAGAATTTTAATTGCTGCTGGACACACACCGAATCCAGGTAATATGAATATAAATAACGATTCGTCAGATATAGAAATGACAACGCGAAAACCATTTGAAAATTCTGTAGCGGCAAGAAATACTGGAAATGTAGGTATTATATATCAAACATCACCACATATTGATGAATGTGGTATAACTAAAATTCCAGATAAACAAAACGCATATTCCAATAGATTGGACGGGAGCTTATTAGAAACTATTAATCAAAATGATTTTATGAAAACACAACGTATCAACCCTATTAAATCAAATGTTAAACTTTAATATTATTTATGAAGAATTTAGGCTATTTTGAGGGGGTATAAAATGATATAAGAATAAGTTATATTATATAATATGTAATGGGAGCGGGCTCCCATTACACGCTCTCGTAGCTTAATCGGTTAAAGCGTTGGTCTTATGAGCCAAAGATTGGGAGTTCGAGTCTCCCCGAGAGCACTTTTATTTTTATAATTTATATTATAATAAATTTCATAATATATCTTTAATTATTTTAAATCAATTATATTTAAAATAATTTTTTAATATTATTTATATATACATTTCGTCTTAATTGTTTATTAAATAATTATATGATATATAACATATTATTATATAATATATTAATATGAATAAAATAGCTTTTATATTTTTGATTTATAATGTAATAAATCATGAAGATATATGGTATGAATTTTTTAAAAACATAGATAAAAATAAATATTCCATATATATTCACTATAAAACTGATGAAAAATTAAAATATTTTGAAGAATATAAGATTAAAGATAAAGATATTATAAAAACTAAATATGCAGATATATCTATTGTTAAAGCACAAAATAATGTTTTAAAATTAGCATTACGAGATTTAAATAATACTAATTTTATATTTTTGTCTGGGTCTTGCATTCCATTGAAACCATTTAATTATATATATGAATTAATAGACCCACAATATTCATATTTTCATATAGCAGATGCGACGGAATGTTTAGCCGACTGTTATGATACATTAAAATATATTGAAAAAAAATATTTAAAAAAAGCATCTCAATGGTGTATTCTCAATAGAAAACATAGTAATATGTTGGTGTATTATGGTATTTTGAATTATACCAATTCACAACTCAATTATATAAAATGGTTTTATAATGCATATGCTCCAGATGAATTATGTTATTTAACATTTTTATCATATATATATTCAAATAATTTATATAATGAAATTATAGCAACATATTATTATGAACCTCCTGAAAAAGCTACTACTTTTGCAAATTGGGAAGGAATGAATTATAAATATGTTTCTGATAATGAATTGAAAAATTACATATACATAAGTGAATGTGAGTTAAAACACCTATTGTATAGCCCATGTTTATTTGGACGTAAATTTAAGCCAGTCGCAAAATTTTCTCTTAATAAAAAATTTTATACAAATTATATATATTCATAATTTAATCTTATTATTATCGTAAATAAAAGCATTTAAAAATAATATAGCTATTATTAGCTATAAAAGAGGAAAATGTTAATGAAATTATTTTTATTATTTAATATATTTAATTGTTACTATTGTTTTATGAATAATAATTTAATTGGATTATCAAAATTTAATACTGGAAATTTTTGCGGAGTATTGAAGATGACAAAAAATATTAATAATGATGATTTTAATAAAATAGATTTGGATAATTCAGGTTATCTAGATAGCGACGAATTGGTTAAATTTTATGGTAAAATAAATTATATGGATATTGCTGATTTGAATAATGATAAAAAAATAGATTATTTAGAATTTGTTCGTCTTTCCAATATCCAAAAATTTGGAGAGAAAAATGGTGGAAATTTATTTGTAAGAAATGCCATTAATTTTGGACTTATTAGTAAAGATTCTATTTTGACTGATGGCGAAGCTTCTATTATGATTGGTAATAAAGGATTTGATCCATTAAATTGTGCGACAAATATTATTACATTACGAAGATATAGAGTGGCAGAAATAAAGCACGGTAGATTAGCTATGTTAGCAAGTGTTGGATGGCCATTGTCCGAGAAATATCATCCGTATCTTAGTAATTTGATGAATAAAGAAAATTTATTAGTTTCGGGTGGAAAAGCACCATCGCTATTAAATGGAGGACTAGATAAAATCAACCCCGCTTTTTTTATGATTATCATTATTCTATCAACTACAATAGAATCTTTAGAAATTTCTAAAAAATATAATAAAGATATTATTCCTGGTGATTTAGAGTTTGATCCTTTAAAACTTTATAGTACAAAGGATGTTAAAACAAAAAGAGAACTTGAATTAAAAGAATTGAATAATGGGAGACTTGCTATGATTGCTATTACTTATTATGTTATTAGTGAATTTATTACTAATAATCCTATAATCAAATAATTCCAATATTTATATTTTTAAAAAAAGTTTTCTCTTCATATAATAAATGGCTAACAAAGTTAATTATTATAAAATCATAGATGGTTTAAATTTTGATTCTGAACTACTAATTATGGCTGATGAATTAGTAAAAGGACAAGGTGATGGTAGAATATCGGTAGATGACTCCAATAAATTATTAGCAAAGATATTCGATGGTAGAACTGTCACAAAAGTAGAAGCAAGAACTATTTTATACATACTTAAAAACTATAAATTAACAAATGAAGCAACCCAAAATTTCTTAGATAAGTTGATTAAATTTGATTAAAAATTGATTAATTATTTTTATTATAATTTTATAAAATTATGGATAATATAATATCTAATATTGAATATGATAAATTAATGCCTAAAAAAAATTTTAAATTAAAAGCATTGCCTAAAAAAGGAGAATTAAGTGCTCTCGCTCTTATATCTAAATATTTAAAAAATTGATATAAGATTTTTATTTAAAATATTAAATATGAGTAAAAACCCTATTAATTATCAAGATTGGGAGCCAGTCGTGCTATCTAAAAAAAAAGATAATGAAAAAAAAGAGTTTATTCAAAAACCAGTTGGAAATAAAGAATTAAATCGTCTTTTAGATGAAGATATCCCAAAATTAAATAAGATATCTAGAGAATATGCACAAGCCATTATTGACGGACGCAATGCTTTAGGTATTACACAAAAAGATTTGGCTAATAAAATGTCCGTTAGAGAAAATGTCATTAAAGAATATGAAAACTTAAGTGTAATAAATTTTAATATGGGATTTTATAAAAAAATTTTACGAAATCTAAAAATAGATCCTAAGGATATCATATCAAAAAATAATTAATATTTAATCCAAACATTATGTTCAGGAATATTATATACCCCTTTTTCTCCTTTTATTTTTTTCCAATATCCAGTTTTATCATTTTTATATTCAAATTTAATAATCCACCAATTAACATCAATTGAAAATATTTTATCTAAAATAATATATAATTTTTCTTTCATTATTTTTAATATAATATTAAAAAAGTGAAAAAATATATTATAACCCGCTACTAAGGTAATATATATTATCAGCGATTCCACCTTGCGGTTTCTTGACAGATTGCCTTCTGAGTAATATATACTATTATTCCTTTTTGCTCTAATATATAGAAGTATTTGGCACTTATTCTAATTCATGATGTTGGTACATCTTGACTTCTTTAAATAATAAATCTCAAACTACTGGGTACCAATGTCTTCTATATATAGATAGCTATAACATACCTTTCTTTTATAGACATAATATTTATGTTATTGTTTTTAAATCAATTTTTATTTATAATAGAACAAATTTATTTAATAAAAAATGATAGGTATTATTTCAAATTTGCGAATTACCCACCTTTTAATCGTAAAGCAGATTGATACGGAAATAAACAATAAAATGAAATTTAATAAATTAATCAGCAATTACATATTATTTATGAATAATTCAAAATATAATGATTGTATTTATTTCAATGATATTAAATATTTTGATATGAATACATCATCGAGAAAAACAAATGATATAAATAATAAAAAAAGAGAGCTCATATTATGTAGTATAATAAATAATGAGACACCAACATCTTACTTTAAAAAATCAACTCATTGGTTTAATTTAAAAAAAGAGCTTGATAAATTTATATTGGAATTAGCATCTAAATACTCTATAGATAATATTTCATCCGTAAAATGTAATCAAAAAGCTGGAAGAAATAATAATTATGATTTTGATATCATTATTAATAATATTAAAATTAAGGTCGAGTTTAAATTTAATTCAAGTTCTATTCAACAAACTCCACAATTTGTTTCTCCAATGAAATTATCTCAATATTTATCATATAATTTTGAAGAGTTTTATTATGATAATTATATTAAAGATTTAAATAAAAAATATAATATTAAAATTCCTGATAAAAAAGAATATCTAGCAAAAATACATTCAACTAATCCCAAATGTGTTAGTGAAATTCAAGAAAAATATTATAAAGGTTGTTATATTAGTAGTAAATTCACAAATAATCATGAAGATATAGAATTTTACAATTATATGAAGCATATTTCTAAAGATTGTATTTTAAACTTTATTGAAAAATATGAACTCGATATTATTAAACTTAACGAATATTTGAAAAATTCTCAATCAAATAAAATTTATATGATGTATAAAAATAATAAAATTTATCTTCAAGAAGACAATCCAGAAGATTATAATATTTTAAGCTACGTTAAAGAACCAACACTATCACGATATAAAGCTATATCAAAATCTGGAAAAATTGTTAAAATACTTATAAGATGGAAAAATGGTAATGGTGTAGCTTTCCCCGCTTTTCAAATATCATAAATTGGTAATATATTTAATATTTCATATGTATTTATAGCATTATTGCCAAAATATATGTCTATAAATTTTTTAGTTTTTATATTATCAAAGGATTTTATGATTTCATTATATTTATCTATTAAAATATTATCAGGATATGTTTCATTACAAGAAATAACTAATAAATGATTTTCAACTAAATACTCCTTTTTAGTATCAATAATAGCATAGTTAAAATTATATTTTCCTGTTCCGTAGCCTCTATTAATTACTAATATAGGAACTGTAAAACCTTTTTTATTTATGAAATTTTTTTTTTCACTGTTTTTATATTTTTTTATAGTTAATTTATTATTTTCTATATCTGTACTGTATATTAGCCTTGTATATTTTTCGTCATTTGATAAAATATCTTTCACCTGGTTCCATACAATATTACCTACTTTAATATTAAACCCTAATTTTTTTAAGCTTGTAGAATTATTATATAATTCTTTAATACTTATAATATCATCTTCTGTACCAAATATTATATTATCTTGAATTTTTAAACAAAAATTATCATTTTCGTTAGCATCTATTAATGCTTTTTTTTGAATAATGAATATAATTGTTTCTTGTTTAGTATCTATATAATCATCTTCGTCGCAATTAATAATATGTAAAATTTTATAATTTGAATATATATATTTTCTTGTTTTATTATAATATGACGAATTTGTAAAACTTTTTGGTAATACAAATGATAATATTCCTTCTTCTTTTAAATGTCTTAAAGATTTAATTATAAATATTATAAATATATTAGGTCTTCCATCGAAATAATCATAATATATAGGTGATACATCTTTTTTATGTAATACAAAATATGGCGGATTTCCTATAACTAAATCGTATTTATTTTCATCTTCAAATTTTAAAAAGTCTTGATTTAAAATTTTAATATTATTATTATCAAATGTTTTAATTTGTTCATAAATTTCTTTATTATTTTCTATACAAGTAAAATTTAAATCTGGATACTTATTTAATTTTAAGACATATTCACAAGAACCACATGAAGGTTCTAGAATATTTTTGATATTATGAATATATTGAGATAGAATATTAATATTAATATCTATTGTTTTTGGTGGTGTAAAATATATACCTTCTTGTTTTTTTATAATCTTACTGAGATTTTTTGTTATACTTCTTGACAACGTAGAATATTGTAATGACATTATATTTATTTAATATATAAATATATATCATTTTTTATATCTTAGTATTATATAAATATTAATATGACAAATATTGCTTTTTGGTAAAATCAATTATTAAAAATAGCTATGTTTGATTTTAATGTAATGAAACTTTATTAAATAATTTATATTTATATGAGATAAATAATAATTAAAATGTTATTGTTGATTTAAATGATAACGTAAAGTTTTTAAATACTTACGACCCAATTAATTGGGTAAGAAGTAATTGGGAAACATTTGAATTATAAAAAGGTATATGGGGAAAGGTATATGGGGTATAATAATAAATATGAATTAAAAAATATTATTTCAAATTTTAAAATAAATAATCACGAAAATTATAATGTTTGTAAAATAATATTCACCTGAAAAAGTAATTAATATGTTCGATAATATAATATCATCATTGAAATAATTTATTTCCCAAATTCTTGAGGATTGCTTATAAACAAAACCCATTGTTCTGGACAATATTTTTTAGAGGATTTTAATCCTAACCAGAAATCAATACCTTTTGCCTTCTCATAATTTTCTAAATATTTATCACATTTTCTATAAATGTTTTTATAATCTGCTAACATAATCTTATTTCTAATTAATCTAATATTAACAATAATTTCGTCTATGCTTAAATTGCTAAAATTCTTAGCGTGAGAATTAATAATATTAAATAACTCTTTTTTATGAATAGCTGGTTCTCGTGCTATGGAATTCATATCGCCAATTTTAATGCCTTGCTTATTAGGGTTTAATATTTTATCATCAATAATTCTTTCAATAATTTCTTGTACACGAGTATCGGGAATATCTTCAATACATATTGGTGTATTGTTATTAATTTTCTTAAATAATTCTGTAGTGATATGCTTATTTTTATCTTCGCAAAAATCTATGAAATAACAGGTAGCGCATATTTCATAATTTTCGTCAATTTCACAATTAGAAAGCATATTTTTAATTAGTTGCCATCTATGTTGTCCGTCTAAAATTTTTAAATATTTTTTAATATTATCTTTTGGTTTATAAGAATATTTATCATATACAATGCTAACATTCCAAATTGGCGTGGTTTTCATATCAAACACTTTAAACTGTTCCTTAAGTTCTGCGACCTTTTCTAAATCTATTTTACGATTATAAACCCACGGTTCACATTCCATAGCAAATTCTTTAACAGTAAGTTTAATTAAACATCTACTTTTATCAATACTATAAATAATATTATTTTCAATATTAAATGATACTATATATTTTTCGTCAATACATTCTTCATTCGTGATATAATCAGTCATATTTAATTTAAATTAATAGATTAAAATATAATCAATTTTTACTTTAAGAAACCTTCTTCATAAACTATTAATGTAAAGTAAATATCCCAGCAATCTTTATTGGAGTTGAATAGAGTTGGTGTGTTAAATTGGATAAAAAATCATGATATATACAAAAACAACATTATATAACAGAATAATGATAACATAAAAAATATTTATATAATGATGAATATATATTACATACATAATAATAATTGATATTATATTTTGTTTTTTTTAATAGCAAAATCTCTTGCTAATATGTAGATTTCTTGTTTAAATTGATTATTATGAAACGAATCTATTTCTATGTATTCATAGAATGGAATATATCCAAACATTAATTTATCTTTAAGTAGTCCATTGAGAGCAATTTTAATCCCATTGCTCATATGGTGATTCACATTATAGCTTTCAATAAGCATATTAGACGATTATGATGTATTTTAAATATTTCCGCGTTAAGGCAAGTAGTTGAGTTATATAAAAAGGTATAAGTTAAAATCAATTTTTACTAAAAACAAATTTAATCAATGATAATTTATAATAAAAAAGAGTACATAATCTTTAAAATTATTAAAATTTTATAAAATATATAAAATCTATAAAAAAATAAAATTATGTACTCAAAATATAAAAAATATAAGTATATTCAAGATTTAATTTCATAATCCCCATACTTAATATATTTTTGATATTTCATTATAGTTATTATAATCTTTAATATAATTTTCTAAAATAACATCATATAATGGAGATGTATATTCAATATCCTTTGTATTTAAAGAATGCCAAAACTCACTATATATAGTTATTCCTTTTTTCAAATAGCTTGCGCACGCAGATAAACTAGATTTGCTCGCTATCAATATATCACAATTAATCATTCTATCAAATGTTATAAGTAAATCTTCATTAATATATTTTTCTAAATTAGGTAAAATGTCGAATTCCTCAATTTTATGTGATTCTCTACTTATAATGTGATCTTTAGAAATGCGTCCATTTATTCCCGGATGTTTACCTGTAATTATCAAATCTCTATCAGGTAATTCTGTATAAAGTTCTATGATATAATCAACATTTAATTTCTTGCATATATTAATTATTTTATTAGCATTGTCGATATAATATTCATTTGGTAACATTCTGTTTCCATCTACAACATATAGTTCCCCTCTTCTAACGTGTAATCCAATTGTAAATTTAGATTTTTTTTTTACATATGTATTATATAAATTCTTACATGGCAAATATATATCAGGTATTTTATCAACTATACCATATGGATATCTAATTTTTACTAATATATTTATATATTCGGCTTTGGATTTTAAACTTAATAAAAATTCTTCATTTATTGATATTATATTTAAAACGTGAGAAAAATGAATATTTTCATTTTTTTTTATTTCAATACGATTATTACATTCTTCTATAAAACTTTTAGAATTTTCGTTTTTTTCAAGAGCTTTAAGTCCTTGATATTCAATATCTTCTAATTTTGTATGATAATATTCAATATTATATTTTTTACATATACTATATATACCCAATATTCTTTGGAATTGAGCACCAAAACCATCATTGTGTCCGGTATAATATGTTAAATAAAGCATGGTATAATAAATAATTATAGTTATTTATATTTATATGATAAAATTTATAAAAAAATATTATGTACTCAAAATATAAAAAATATATAACACAGATATTTTCAATATTAAATTAAGAAGATTTCCATTCGTTCATTGCCTGCTTGATTGAGTCAGCTTTAGTAATACCCGGATTTTCTTTTTGAATACGGGTTGATTTTTCTCTAATATAATTTCTCAACTTTTTCTCTTTTTTCAGCTCCATGATAGCTATTTTCATACAATTGCTCTTGCTAAGATTGGGATTTTCAATATTGACAGCGACTGAAGTCCACTTCAGGAAGTTGCGAGTATTGATAGATGTCATCTTTCAAATTTGTCTCTTTGTATAAAACTTATAAGAGTCTTTGAAAGTCTTTGAATTTCAATATGCGAAGCTTTATCTATTTAAGCTTATACAACCGATTTGGCGTATGATAATACTTATAAAAAATAGTGTCAATTTTTTATGTAAATAGAACATATTAATATATTAAAAAATGACATAGTTAATATATCATAGCATATTAAAATGATAGAATTCTTTCTATATGTTAGAAAAATACACTATATAACCAAGAAATATAAGGTTGTAAAAGTAGGTATAACAAATAATATATATGAAAGAGAATGTACATATAAAACAGGTGAATATATTCCGGGATATTTTAGTAATTTATATAAAATAAAATATAATCGCGAAAGAGAACATTTTGATAAAGAATTTAAAAAAATTACTTTATGTCATAATAAAATAGGTTTAGATGATTTAGGTAATAAGGGAGGAACAGAATTTTATGATATTTTGATAATAGACAAAATAGATAATTATCTTAGAAATATGAAAGATATACTAAATTATACAGCTTTAAGTAAAGATGAAATTGAATTAAACACAAGGGATAAAAATATTGATAATATAAAATTAGATGAGTGTTTTTCTACACAAATATGCGATGCTGTTTGTGATAAATATAATTGGAATATACGAGATTATCAAACTAAAATAATTGAATATTGTTCCGAACAAATTAAAATAAAGCGCAAAATATATATTGAATTACCTACAGGTGGTGGCAAAAGTTATATAGTATATAATATATTTAAAAAAATAAATCCCGAATTGATACTTATTATTTCTCCAAGAAAAATAGTAAATTCTCAAAATATAAATAATAATTATTTAAGTATTTTAAATGAGGAATATAATGTATTTAATTATTCCGCGGATACTAATTTTGAGGATTTTTTAAAATATAAAAATAAAAAAATAGTAGTATGTTGTACTCAATCAATATTAAATGCTTATAAAACTATAATTGATAATAATATTATAAATATATCTGTTTGGTTTGATGAAGCACATTGGGGAATTGAAGAATGGGTTAATAATCTTGACAATTCAAATATAAAAAGTTTATTATTAGAAGATACTTATATAAATGAGCGCATATTTACATCAGCTTCACCAAATAAAGATATTGTAAATAATCATAAAAATATATTTGGAGAATTATATTCACCTATCAAAGTTAAAGAACTGATAAAATTGAATTGGTTGGCAAATATAGAAACTCATATTTATAATGAAAATAAAGAAGATATTAATAATACTAAATATATTATTCGTGATTTTATTGATTATAATAGTGTGTTTGGCTTTAGTTTTCATAATAAACAAAAAAACGCATTTAATTTATTCTTTAATCATTATACCAAATATATAAATAAAGAAACAAGTGTTAAGCCATTTCTTCTTGTTAGCGATTCCTTTAATAGTGAAAGAGAACCTCGTTTAAATAATATTAATTTACAATATGATTTTAAAAACATAAAAACTTTTGAATCAAATCCTTATAGTATTGGATATGTAGTTGCTAAATATAGTATGGGATATGATTTTAATAAAATAGATTTTATATCAATCAGCGACCCCAAATTGTCTGTAAAAGATATTATTCAATGTATAGGAAGAGGGCTGCGCCCCGATCAATTGGGAGAACATGGTAGTAACAAGAATAAGAAATTAATATTATTATTACCTGTATATATCAATGAAAATGATGAAGATGAAAATGAAAATTGTTATAAAGTTATTGTAAATGTTCTATTATATTTAATACAAGACATTGGATTACCAATTAAAGATATTAAATTTAAAAATAGATATGATGTTCCTATGAAATATAATAAAGGTAAAACGCAAAACATTGAAGAATATGACGGAGATAATTTTATAATGTCAAAAATTCTAAACTTATTATCATTGGCTAAAAATAGAATTAGTAGAGACACATCATATGAGAAAGCAAGGATAATAATTGCTGGTAACAATATTACATGGCATTCATTGGATCAATATTATGAATTATGTGAGGAGGATTTAAGATTAACAAGAGAACCAGAAATAGTATTTAAGGGAAAATTTACAAACTGGATAGAATATTTAAGTATTGAACGCATATATTATGATTTAGAAACTTGTAAAAATAAAGTATGCGAGTATTTATCAATTTATCCTGAAATAAAAAAACACTATTTGGAACTATCAATTGTAAGTAATGAATTATGTAAAATAGATGCTAAATTTCCCCCCAATGGTTTGTGGTGTGAATATTATGATATTAATGATTTAACAGAAATATTTAAACACGACAAAAATGAAGAATTAGTAGAATTTTAGGAAAAGTTAAAAAAAACTTGAAAATATATTGTTATAAAATATATTTATTTTTTTTATTTAATTAAATAAAAAATTGATTTAAAAAGTTTATAATACTTTATATTATAATGAATTACAATTGTGAACATTGCGGACATCAATTTAAGAAAAAAAATGATTTACAAAGACATCTTACTAAAAAGAACGGATGTATACCTGTTAATCAAATAATTAAAAACAAAGAACAACATTCAACAATGAATGGTAAAATACAAGAATTACATAGTTTATTCAAAACTTGTTTAGATGTATTGCGTAATGATGCTGAACATTTAATAGGCGACGAAGCGTTAAACGAATTGTCTCATTTCTTAATTCTCAAACAAGCAGAAAAACATATAGAAAATGGTTCTATTGATATTTATAATTTAGAATTATATAAAGATGGTGTTAAAAAATATGGTAACGAAAAATTTTTAGAATATTTGGAATATGTAAAATTCAGTAAATTAATTGAATATGTTAAAATTCCAGAAAAAGAAAGTAATATAAAAAAAATATTTGATGAGTTTCTATGGAAAGAAGTATTATCAAAACATCCTAAATTTAAAGATGTGTTTGAAGATGGTAAAAAATCATTTATTAAAGAATCAACCACTATAAAAAAAATTGTCATAGCATTAAGTTCTATTGATTTCAACAATTATGATTATGATATATTGGGCGAAGCGTATGAAAATATATTTGTTGATGCTGTGTTTGGTGCTGGTGGAAATAAAAAAAGTGAATTAGGACAATTCTTTACACCTCCAAAAGTTAAAAAATTATTGGTAAATTTGGTTAATCCAAAATTAAAAGATAATGGCGAAATTGAAAGTGTATTAGACCCTGCTTCTGGGACTGGTGGTATATTAAATACTATAATTAAACATTTTAAACAATTTGAAAAATCAAATCAAATAACAAGTGAAGAATTAAGACAACAATTAATTAAAAATATTTACGGTATTGAAATAAAAGGAAAAATCTATAATTTATGTTTATCAAATATGCTAATTAATACTGGTGAAATATTACCAAATGTTATATGTGCTGATAGTATTAGAAAATTTCATAATATAAAAGTTGATAATATTGTAGCAAATCCTCCATTTTCAGTAACAATAAATTATGATGAATTATTAACATCACTTGGCAGTTTAGAAATATTAGATGATTATATACCTATAAAAACAGGTGGTAAAAATTCAGAGGTTTTATTCTTACAAATGATGATAAACAATTTAAATATAAATGGACGATGTGCTACTGTTATGTTAGATGGGCAAAAAATGCATGGTTCAACATCTGGGTATGATAAAGTAAGAGAATATTTAATGAAAAGTTGTGATTTACACGAAGTTATATTATGCCCTGCTGGAACTTTTACATCAACTTCATCAAAAACTTGCATTTTATTCTTCACTAAAAAGAAAGAAAGAAAGGATGTTGTTGAAATAACAGAAACAAAAAGAATATTAAAATTTTGTGAATCTCATTCAACTAAAAAAGTTAAATTCTATGATTTTAATCCAGATACAGAAGAAAAAAAATTTATCAAAGAAGTTAAAATAGACGAAATAGCATCTAAAAAATATTCTTTGAATTATACTGAATATGGTATTGATGAAGAAGAAATTAAAAACGAAGAAGGAATTGAATGGATTGAATTAGGAGAAGTTTGTGAATTTAAAAATGGTAAGAATTTAACAAAAAAAAATTTAGTTGATGGATTATATCCAGTAATTGGAGGTGGTAAAAATCCTCTTGGGATGCATAATGCTTTTAATAGAGATGAAAATATTATATTGTGTTCTTCAAGTGGTGCTTATTCTGGATATATAAGTAAATATAAAACAAAAGTTTGGGCAAGTGATTGCTTTTCAATACATTCAAAAGATAAAGATAAATTAAACGAACAATATTTATACTACTATTTAGTTTTCATACAAAATAAAATATATAAATTACAGAATGGTGCTGGACAACCACACGTTTATTCAAAAGATTTACAAAAGTTTAATTTTCCTATTCCATCACTTGAACGCCAACAAAAAATAGTTGATTTTCTTGATAAATTATTTACAAATAAATATAATTTACAAAGTGTTATAAAATATTATGAAAACAATGATATATTTAGATTACTATTAGATGAAAAATATGATATTTTTGAGAAATTAGTTGAATGGCAAGAACAATCAATTGAATTATCTAAACAAATAGAGTTTTTCAAAAATAGACAAACTAAATATTTATATTTTGTTAATCAAACAGAAAATACTCTTAAAACTCTTGGAGAGGTTTGTAATGTTAATCCTGGAACTTATATTACAAAAGATATGAAGATTCAAGGTAATTATCCTGTTTATGGTGGAGGAAATATAAGTTCTTACATTAACCAATACAACAGAGAAGATGAAATAATTGTAGCAAAAGACGGTGTATCTTCTGATTGTGTCAGATATGAAAAAAATAAGTTCTTCTTAAATCATCATGGTTGGACTATAATTTGTAAAGACGAAATTATCAAAAATTTTATGTTATATTATTTACAAACAATTCAACCAAAATTATTAAGTATAGCAAAAGGAGCAGGACAACTTGGCATTAATCAAGAAAATTTCTATAAATTAAAAATCCCAATTCCATCACTTGAACGCCAAAAAGAAATTGTTGAATATTGTGAATATAATGAAACACTCATCAAGCAATTAGAAAAAGAGATTGAGAATAATAAAAAACAAGCGCAACAATTTATTAAAAGTATTCTTAAAGTACAATCGGAATGATTATTATTATCATGAACAATATTTATCTTACTTAATAATTTTTATAATTTATAATTTTTCCTGTTTGTAATTTAATAATAAGATCAATATAATAATTATTAACTTTAATCATTTTAAGTATTTCTATAATAGTGTTTTTTGCATCTTTATTTTGAAAAGACATATTAATATCTTCGCACCACAAATAGCCATTATATCCGTTTTCATTACTCAATTTAAAATTAAAAGTCGTCTCTTGTAATATTTTTTGCGTTGGCATTGATTTCCATATGTCTATACAAATTGGTCTATAATATATTTTGTCAATTGATATAATTTCAACACCTCTTTTTATTATACATTTCTTTATAGTTGAATGTGCTAAATCTATATTAGTAAGTTCAAATTCAGTAATAAATAGCATTTTAGGAGTAGCTATAAGTTCTCCATTGATTATTTCAATAGTATAGTTTTCAATATTTGGTATCCTAATGATCTCATTCATATTGTGGTAATGTTTATAATATTACACTTAATCAATTTTTGAGTACATAATCTTATTTTTTTATAGATTTTAATAAATTTCTAAAATTAAAAGATTTTTAAAGATTATGTACTCCTTTTGTTAAGCTTAAATTTTTACACATATTATCAAAGTAAATAAAAAATTGACATAACAAATATAAATATCTGTTTAAGTAATATGACTTATAATAAACCTACTACAAAACAAGTTCGTGAAATGGGATTAGATAAGTTTTACACAATACCAGCAATATCTAATAAATGCCTTGAAATTATAGGAAATAAATATGATTGGAATATATGGGATTTAGTGGTTGAACCAAGTGCTGGTAATGGTAGTTTCTTAAATAAAATCCCCACTACCAAAAAAATAGGTATTGATATTGAACCTGAACATAAAGATATTATAAAAAAAGATTTCTTTAATTACACTCCATCAACAGATATTAAAAATGTTCTTGTAGTAGGAAACCCCCCATTTGGAAGAGTAAGTTCATTAGCAATAAAATTCTTTAATCATTCTGCTGAATGGTGTAATGTAATCGCATTTATTGTACCTAAAACATTTAGACGCGTTAGTCTTCAAAACCGACTTCATAAAAAATTTCATTTAATATATGACGAAGAAATACCATCCGAACCTTGTTCATTTAGTCCCCCGATGCAAGTTAAGTGCTGTTTTCAAATATGGGAAAAAAGAGAAGAAGATAGAGATATAGTTAAACTCACAACTAAACATGTAGATTGGGATTTTTTATCAAATGGTCCTCTTGATAATAATGGACAACCAACACCACCGAAAGGTGCCGACTTTGCGTTATTGGCATATGGTGGAAAATGCGGTAGTATAGTAACAACAGGGCTTGAGACATTAAGACCGAAAAGTTGGCACTGGATAAAGGCAAAAATAAATGTGCCTTTATTAATTGAAAGATTTAATTCATTAGATTATTCAGTAAGTAAAAATACAGCGAGGCAAAACTCTATTGGACGCGGAGAACTTATTAAGTTATATTCAGAGTCATTTGATTAGAGCGACTCGGCATTTACTCTAAACTTTATTATATCTACCCAACATTTATCACCATATAAAGGACGTAGAGCATACTCCTTTTTATTTTTTTTGTCTTTTAAATTTTCAAGAGTTATTTCCCCATGCTCTTTATTTGTACCATGAGCATATCCACCATATTTTTCTATAAGTTCTGGCATATCTTCCTTAGGTACATTAAACACATATAACTCACCACCTGTTTCAACATTTTTGCTATTGAGATTATATGCTGTAAGAATATAATAATCTATATCATGAGATAGGCGCAATTGAACCCAGTTAAATTTATTGTGTTTAGCACCACCGATAGATGCCTTTATCTCAACGTTTTTGTTGTCTTTAGAGCAATCACCATTACACCCTGAAGCAGTATTTTTAATAAAATTATTCTTAATACGAATATACTTTTCAAGAAGTGGTCCATATTTTTGTGCTGATATATTATTTACAACACAATATATATGTGCTTTTTTAAGAGTTGTCTCATTCATAATTTTATCTTCGTGGTCAATAGTTGATATAGTAAGATGTTCCTTAAGTTTCTGGATAGTATCGGAGTCAATACTCGTGGAATAAGCCATTAGTTATTCTTTATAGTAATTAAAAGAATCAATTCTTATCATAAATAGAGCATATTAATCGTAAATATATAATATTATATTTTTAATATTTTTAATATTTGAGTACATAATCTTAATTTTTATAGATTTTAATAAATTTCTAAAATTAAAAGATTTTTAAATATTATGTACTCAAATATGATATAAATATAATCCTAATCTTTATTATTTAAATGAATAATATATATTTTCAAGAATTAAGGTCTAATCCGGATACATGTAATGCTGGGAAAAAATGGTATGAAAATGATGATGAACTATTGGTTAAATTAATAAATGAAAATAAACCTTATGAAGAGATTGCTTTTGAATTTAAAAGAACTATTGGAAGTATAAGAGCAAGAGTTATTGATAAAATTATATTAAAAGAGTATGATGGTGAAAATATTGAAGAATTATCTAGAAAATATAAGTTTGATGATTCAGAATATTTAGAAAAATGTATAAAAGCAAGAATACAAAAAAATAATATTTCAATTATTGATAAAGAAACTTTTGAAGATATAAAGGAAAAAAATAAGCAAAAAAAAATAGAAAGAAAAGAAATTAAAGCGGCAGGAGGAGAAAAATATTATAATTTATTGCTTAATATTGTTGAAAGATTAGAAAGAATAGAAAAAAAATTAGACGGGTATGATTTTACCGAATAAATGAATAACCGATATTTCGGGTTTAATTAAAAAATTGATATAATGATTCTTACTATATAAAGTAAGTATCACATGATGACTAATAAGATTCTGCCACCTCCTCCCACTATGACACACAAAATTCTTAAAAATAATACTATTGAAAATATTATGACATTTATGAAAAGTACTAATGATAATGATAAAAAGATATTTTATTCTAAATTTGCTAAAAAATATAAAAATACTGATAGATTACTGGAAATTATTGAAAATGCGAAGAATTTAGAAGAATTAAAGGTAATTAATCTTGATATCAAGAGTATTATTAAAGATTTTAATGAAAATAAACATTTACATGAAAAACCCAAGAAAAAGAAGGCTATTCCCGCTACTATTAAAAAACTTGTTTGGAATACTCATATTGGCGAAGACGTTGGAAAGGCCAAATGTCTTTGTTGTAAAACCACAGATATTACACAAATGTCTTTTAATTGCGGACATATTATCGCAGAGGCAAATGGTGGTGAAGTAATAGTATCAAATTTGAAACCCATATGTCAAAATTGTAATTCAAGCATGGGAACAAAAAATATGGAAGATTTCATGAACGGTTTTAAATAGATTTATTGCGTTTGATTTGTTTGATTTGCGTTTTTTATAATAATTAGTATTCTAATATTGATAAATATATAAATTAACTACCCATCATAATTTCGTAATATTTTATATTACTATCTGCGACTATACCTGTATAATTATATAAAATATTAGAGTCCATATTATATAAGCCGTCAAGATATTTATGATAATAATCTTTTGTTTTTATTAATGATTTATTAGCTTCAATTAGTATATCTAAAAATGTAGGATTATGTAATACCTCGCTTATATATGTGTATCCA